TTCAAGGCTTTCTATGCCAAACACAAAACAGAACTTGACAAGAACGGAATCAAACTGTCAGGAATCGAAGAACCTGTGAAATACGAAGTCGAATCCACACTTGAAGACGGAACTAAAATTGTTTCTACTTCATCCGAGTTTGAAGTTGGCGCACCTGTTTTCGTTATTGACGCGGAAGGTAATGCCGTTCCTGCTCCTGATGGCGAACACACACTTGCTGATGGAACGAAAATTTTGGTAGCATCAGGAACAATCGAAAGTGTTACCGAAGTGACTCCCGAAGAGGAAATGAGCAAAGAAGAAATCGAGGCGAATCTCGCTGCAATGGGTGAGGCACTTTCAAAAGCCACAACCGAAAACGAAACGCTCAAGGCTCGCATTGCCGAACTTGAAGGAACTCAGTCTGAACTGGCAAAAGCAAAAGCAGAAATTGCTCAGTTGAAAAAACAACCTGCGGCCACTTCAGTAACGCAGGAAAAAGCCGGAGCAAAGAAATCCGAAGAGCCAAAGCCTGAAAAATCATGGCATCAAATGACCTACGTTGAAAGAATCCGTTTCAACAGACAGAAACAAGCAAATTAAAAAACAACCAATAGAACAACCATAAGACATGGCAACAGTTACAAGTTTAACAACCACTTATGCCGGTAAGGTAGCAGGTGGATATATCAGACAGGCGTTCCTTGCGAACGAAACTTTGCAGAACATCACAGTCAAAGAGAATATCGATTACCGTCAGGTAGTTAGAAAACTCGTTGACAACATCACTTTCTCAGGTGCTACCTGTGACTTTACTCCGACGGGTACGGTTACATTGACCGAACGCGAGATCGTTTTGGAGAAATTCCAAGTTCAAAGAGAGCTTTGCAAAAAAGATTTTCTCGCTGATTGGGATGCTGCTCAGGCTCAAAACGGTCAACTTCCGGGTTCATTGTCTGATGCACTCATCGACAATATGCTTGCAGGAATCTCATCCAAAAACGAGTCTTTGATTTGGACAGGAGTAAACGGTAACGGAGGTGAATACGACGGTTTCTTGACCTTGTTTGATGCTGACGGAACCGTGAACAAAGTTGCTGCACCGGTAGCAATTGATTCTTCAAACGTTATTGCCAAAGTAAAACTGTTGATTGCAGAACTTCCAACTGCCGTAAAACGCGCAACTGAGAAACCTGTTATCTACATGGCAAACAATGTTTGGGAAGCCTATATGTACGCTCAGGTGGGATCAGGTTACGCAACCTACATCACTAACGGCCCGGCAGTTCAGCCGACATTCATGGGAATGTACAACATCGCAGTTTGTCCGGGTATGCCTGACAATGCAATGGTAATGGCTCAGCCGTCTAACCTGTGGTTTGGAACTAACGTGTTGAACGATTGGAACAACATCTCAGTTCTTGACATGGAGGACAGAGACCTTTCAGAAAACGTAAGATTCAGCGCGAAATTCTTTGCTGCTGTTCAATACGGATTCGGAAATGAGATTGCGGTTTACGCTCAGGGAATCTCCTAACATCAACCAATAATTTAACGGGGAGGCAACTCCCCTTAATTTTAAAAAGAATGCCAACTTGCACAATTACATCAGGTAATATCGCAGCCTGCCTCGAAGGGAATCCCGGAGGTATTGAATTGTTTCTTGCAAACTATGCAGACCTGCAAGATCAAGTCACAATTGATCCGCTTACAGGAGTTGTGACTGCATTGCCGGAAGTTACTTTGTATCGTTATGAAGGTACAAGAAACTCGGTATCTGCAACCAATGCGCCTGTGTCAAATCTTGACAACGCATCACTTTATTTTACTCATACCTGCACCATTAAAATTGCAGGACAGAACGCAGCACGTCACCTTGAAATTCTCGGTAACGTTGCCCGCGCTCGCATGGTTATCTTCGCGCGTCTCGCGTCTCAGAAAATCATCATGCTTGGGTATGAGACAGGTATGTATCTTGACCCTGCATCAACTGCCGGATCAGGACTTGCCAAAGGTGACTTCGATGGATATGAATTGACCTTTACAGCTGAAGAGCCAAATCCGGGGAGATTCCTTGCTCAGTTCACAACTGAACCGTTTGACAACTTCGCAGATGTAACACTTGACCCACCATACGGAGTAGTTAGTTAATTGATTCATTTTGTTTTGAATTTTAAAACGGGTGGGTGTTTGCCCGCCCGTTTTTTTTAAGACTATGCAGGAACTATTAATTGATACAGCAGGACAAACGATCAGGCTCACATTGAATGAGGGTCGAAGTTATTATTCTGAACTGTTCAGTGATTATTTGGTGGTGATAACGCGTGAAGAAAAGAGTCCATCGGGGTTGTTACTTGCTCAGGTTGCAACGTTAATTTTGGAAAACGAACGCTATACTGAGATAGAAATAACTACCGAAGGACTGACGACAACAGGACAGTACAGATATGTGGTTTACGGACAGAATTCGGACAGTAATACAAATCCGAACGATGCCTCAGTAGTTGGTGAAGTTGAACAGGGATGGATTAAATTAACGGGTGATACAGAACTATACAACGTTCCGACTATCACCATAAGTAATGACAAGATTTATGGACAATAAAGTCAAGGCAATTAAAGTAGACATGGCTCAGTACAAGCCCGTTGATGCGATGGAAAAATTTGATCGCAAGGGATGGGTAGTGTACGGGCCGGACAACCTATACCCTAACTACTTAATTGACCTTTACGAATCCGCACCGGTTCACGGGGCGTTAACGACTTCCATTATCGAAATGATTACGGGGAAGGAATTTGCACCGAATCCACAGGTGGAGCAGTACAATCTTAATTCCATTCGCGGGGATATTTCCTACGATTTAAAGTTACAAGGCGGATTTCACCTTGAAGTGATTTTAACGGTTGATAAAACCGATATTGCCGCGATCAATCATCTTCCATTTGAATCATGTCGAATGGCTTACGCTGAGAATGAAGACGGGATTCAAATATTCACCGGAATTTATTTCTGTAAGGATTGGTCACGGGCGAATAAAAAGGGTTACGAACCGCGATTTATTCCAAAGATGACGCAGGGTAGTGAAGAACCAAGACAATCTTTTTGGCATTTCACCAAATTAACCAAGTCACGCGCATATCCGAAACCCGATTATGAAAAGTCGCTCACGTGGATTGAGGTAGAAAAGCAGATCGGAATTTACCACATGAACAATCTTCTTAATGGTTTATTTCCGGCGTTCATGATCCACATGATGAACGGGCAAAAAGACCCGGAAGAGGCCGCGCAGATTAAAAAGGATTTTGAGAAACGTCTCGGAGCAGAAAATGCCGGCGGGTTCATGATGACATTTAACGAAAGTGGATCAGAAGCCCCAAAGGTTGACACATTTCCTATCTCAGACGCTGATAAACAATATCAATTCTTATCCGGAGAATCCACTTCAAAAATAATGATCGGCCACCGCGTAACGTCTCCTTTGCTTTTTGGAATCCGTGGCGAAGGTGGTGGACTTGGATCAAATAAGGATGAAATGGTGGCGGGGTACAAGCTATTTTTCTCACAGGTCATCGAACCGTTTCAACGTTTCATTTGCGATGGATTGGAACAGTTATTTGCAATCCGGGGAATTCAAACTCAATTCTCCATTGTTCCGAACGGATTTGTGTTGGAAGATGTGGCCACACCCGCGCCCGTAGTGCAGACGGAAGCCGAAAAAAAAAAGCCTGAGTTAGACAGAGATTCTGAAATCGGATGGACTGAGTTCTTGATGGATTTGGGCGAAACAGTTAACCCTGATTGGATCGAAATAGATTCATGGGAAGTTGATTACAAAGAAGAGGATGCCGACGAGGTAAAGTATTCGGTCAGCACGGGATCGGCAAGACCTAATTCGGAAAGTTCGCAGGATAAAAGAATTGATGGTATTTTGTATATCACCCGTTACCGGTATGCAGGGGGGATCAGGGACAACACACGCCCTTTCTGTCGTAAAATGGTTGAGGCGGCCAAACTTTACCGGAAGGAAGACATCATGGCGATGAAGGATAAAGAAGTAAATCCGGGATGGGGGCCGCGTGGCGCTGATACTTATTCAATTTGGCTTTACAAGGGCGGTGGTAACTGTCACCACTATTGGGAAAAGGTAGTTTATGTTTCCGCTAAAGATTTGGGGATAGATGTGAACTCGCCAAAGGCCAAAGAAATTGCAGTTAGCAAAGCAAGTGCAGCAGGCTACAAAGTAAGAAATACCCCGAAAGTTGCGCAACGTCCTATCGATATGCCGTATCAGGGATTTTTACCACCCGAAAACTAAAATAAGATGACACTACCGGAAGAAATATTAATCATCAGTCCTGTAATCGTAAAGAAGTATTCACAGGTGAACGGAGACGTTGACGAAAATCTCATTACCCCGTCGATTTATCTTGCTCAGGACAAGTATTTGCAGCCGTATCTCGGTGATGCTTTAATGGCTAAAATAAAGTCAGACATTGACGCGGATAACTTGTCCGGCAACTATCAAACACTTGTCGAACAATATATTTTCAAACCCCTTGCATGGTGGGTAATGGTGGACGTGGTTCCGAAACTTACCTACAAGTATCTTAACGGAACGCTCGGACAATACAACTCCGAAGACGTAACGCCTATTTCAGACGCTCAAATGAAAGACGAAATTGCACGGGCGCGAAATAACGCTGAGTATTACACTCAAAGGCTCGTTGACTACTTATGCGACAACTCGGATCTGTTTCCGGAATATTCAAGTAACACAGGATCACAGCGTTCACCAAGAACCAAAGTAACCAACGCAACGACAATTCTATTCAGCACCGGAAGAGATTCGATCAATTCACGACCAACTAAATTAAACAGATACCTGCCATGAAGCTAACCGAAAAGCAGAAACTCGCCATACTTTTGGCGAAGAAGTCCGAAATTTTGGAGAAATTCAGTAAAAGCAAAAAGAAAAAATGATACTCAAAAAAGATTTGAAAAAAGGAGACAAAATTGCAATTCTTCGCGCATCTAGTACAGACTACCTGCAGCAAGTCATAACTCCGATGGCTCCTTACACAAAGTTTCCCGGAGGTACATTTATTCAGCCGATTGTCGAACTATTTGAAATGACAGCCGATGAACAGATAACTATTGAAGACTCGGAGTACATCAGAGATAATAATACCGTTCCGGTTGTCTATCCAAAAATTGTCGGGCCGCGTCCGCGTAATATCAAAAAAAGATGAAAACCGTTCGAACAGTCATTCTTGTTCTCTTCGCCATTGTCACTTCAATAATTGGAAGTCAATGTATATGGATTATTCCTGATGAGATACAGGCAACAAATGCTTGGATGTTATGTGATGCAATTAGCAAATTTCTATTCGTTGGTGCGTTTTGGTGCGAAGCAAAAAATACTCTTAAACACGTTTTGTTTGCCGCCATGATTTTATGCCTCAACAACCTGCTCGATGAACTCTTTTTTGATCCGCTGAGACTCGGATGGAATGAGATCGTTATGCTTGTACTAATAACTATTTACACAACTATCGTTTATGCAAAGTTTAATAGATGATTTATTCGCATTTATTTACAAATTCAGCAGTTTCCTTTTGTCAATCTTGGCAGGGGTGGTCACTAAAATTTCCTACGAAATGCTGATGAAAAGAAAGCTATCCATTTATCAGTGGTTTGGCATTGTAGGAATTTCTATTTTCTTTGGCTACTTATGCTCTGTATATTGCCTTAACAACGGGCTTGAAAAACAAAGCAGTTTTCTTGTTCCCATTACTACTTTGTTTGGGGAGAAGATAATGATCTACCTCACTACTCACTACAAAACAATCATTGATCGAATTTTAAACCCGAAAAAATGAGCAAAAAACCATTTTCAGAAACAAAATTTGCAAAGTTTGTCAAAGAAAAAGTTGCCCCGGTTGCCGGTGACGTTCTTGGTATTATCGGTGACGTTACCGGAATAGAAGCGATTGAAAAGGTCGGGGATCTGATTAACGCTCGGAAGGAAGAGTCTGCAGAAGCGATGGCGTTACACGTTGAATTTGAGAAGTATAAGTTAGAATGGCAACTGGAAGTACAGAGAATTGAACTTGAAGAACTCAGGCTTGAAGTTGACGACCGGAAAAGCGCCCGTGAAATGCGAAATGAATTCACGCGCCAAGGTAAAATAGATTGGGAGCATTTCATTATTAATATGCTCGGCATCGGCACTTTCATTTTCATTGTCGGATGGCTATTGATGAGACACATTCCGATTGAAAACAGAGAACTTGTCATTCACTTGCTCGGAATCGTTGAAGGTATTACCCTCAGCATTTACGCATTCCACAACGGCACCACCAAAGGCAGTCGAAACAAAGATCAATTGCTTGCGCAGAAAAATGCAAAGAATTAAAATATCGGAACATTTTTTTCTTGATGAAGTAATTCCACCGGAAATCTATTCGGTCAGGAAGGCTGCGTCTATTGAGTTAATGGATAGCCGAATTTTAACCGGATTGCAAAAGTTGCGTACTTATGCCGGCGTACCTTTTACAGTAAATAATTGGGCGACAGGTGGCCCGCGTCACGAATCGGGGCTAAGACTCGCAAACACCCGAACAGGGGCGAAATGGAGTCAACATAAATACGGAAGAGCCATTGATATTGTTCCCCGTGGAATGACGGTCAGGCAACTATTTACTATCCTCAAAGCGCACGAAGATGAGTTTGTGAGCAACGGATGGATTACTACCGTGGAGAATGTTGACGCAACGTTGACGTGGCTTCATGTTGACTGCCGTTACACGGGGATGGATAAACTAAGAATAGTCAATCCCTGAGCACAAACACTTTTGATCGATCAAACATCGCTTCAAATACTTCCTGCGGTGTGTGCCTGTTTAATACGATATTCATAAAATCATCTTCCTGCTCAGATCGCACAATCCAATAGTTATCCGACAAAGTAATGTGACGAATGTTAGGTCGTGGACTGACTAATGTAGGTGGCTTCCCGTATTCATTCAATCCGTAAAAAACACTTCCGAATTTCTCGTGGTGGTAGCAATACGCAATGCAACCTAAAGTTGACAGAATTGTGTCACCTGCCGGCCTGAGTTCCTGCGTTAATGGATTCTGTACCATTTTTTGAAATCCCAAAGAGATCAGGTATTGTTCGAACGCACTCATTTTTCAAGGGCTTTATACTTCGGTAAATACTCCACACCATAATGACCCGAAAAACAAACGTATCCGGCCAAACAGTCTACGATTCTCAATTGCTCAATTTCAATTGCTCGTTTCATTATCGGCCCGATTTCGAAGGGTTGCTGTCCGTCTTCGGTGATGCTTTCCATTATTCCGAGGCGAAGCATTTTGCCCAAATTTTTGTAGTAGGTAACGAGGGTGTCAATGTCTTTTTTTTTCATTTCTCTTTGATTTTATTACGGTAGTACTTTATTATTTCTTTGAGGTCATCAATACTGTAATGTTTCTCGGTTCGCTTCATCGCTTCCAATACATCAAACTTTTCCTGACCGATTCGTTCAATCAATCCCCCGCGGTATGCCGTGAGATTTCCTGAGAGTTTCATGTTGCAATACTGGTTGCATTGTTTGTGAACGTTCAGCTCCTCAAATCGGAGGTTCGGAAAGGAACCAACAGCGTAAAAGTGGCCCGCGCAATACTGAACGGGTTTCATTGTTCCGCAGCTAATACACGGCAAATCTTTATCCCGGTGGCGTATGTATGCGTTGAATGCAATTTGAGCAAGTTTCAGATAGTGTTTGCGGTCAAGAGTCTTTTCTTTGATCTCCTTTAAATCTTTTTTTACCATCTTGTCGTGTACCTTCCGCGCCTTTTCAGGATGGAATTTGATAAACTCCAATGCACACTCGGAAGATCCGCAGGTCAACTTCGTGGATCGCTCAAAAGAAGATCGGATGAATATCTCCTTCTTGCAGATTATGCAGTAGTGTGGTTTGGGTTTAAGCATTACCATTCCCCTTCATTTGTCACGCAAAAATGTTCCCCAGGATTTGCCTCGAACCAAACATCGTAGTCAAAGCAAAATGTTTTCTTATTCCCTGAGCATTCATTTCGAATTTCAAGGTAGTAACAATTCCCGTTGATGCCATCGCTAACAATGGTTCCGCAGTTACATGGTTCATCTTTCTTGCATCCGAAAAGCACGGAGGCGGTGACTAATAGGGCTAAAATTGGTTTTTTCATTGTGTTATGATTTTACTTGTTCATTCCATTGCTCAATTCTCATTTGGACGTATTCGCTCTGATCTAAAAACTTTCCGTCAATTTCTACGCATCGCACTCCTGCTATATCTATTCCGCTTGATCGGTAAAGTTTGTCGAAATCTATAAAAAAATCCTGCATCAAAATTTCGGCATCTGTCGGTTCGCGTTTGGCAATCTCTTTTGCCGGTGCTTCAGTAATTTTCAGTTTGCTGTGAACGCCCTTCAGAATAATTTCCATAGTTTCATTTTGAAATATCTCATGAATGTTTTTCCGTGACTCCTGCTCCTGTTCAATCCGCAATTTTTCACCCTCATGTGACTTTTCCTGAATGTATTTTTCGATCCACCCAAAAACTACAGCCTGATCCATTCGGTTGTAAATTTCACCGTATTCCCCGCGAACGCCTTTGTCCATGCAAAGACTTAATTCGTCAAGTGTCAGGTTATAGATAAATGGGTTATCTGAGTGAACAATATCTTCGGCGCAGTACCTGATCTGACTTGCGTTCATATTCCGGTCAATGTTCAACCGTGTTACCATTTTTGTCAGGATGATAATGACTTTTGCAATTGTCAATTCAGGATCAACCTTGC